TAGATTCGCCTGCCTGCCCCGCCGCCATGTCGAACGCTACCCCCATTTTGGCGGCTTTTTCAGCAAAACCAGTTAGATTCTCACGGGAAACACCCGATTGCCCTCCGGCAGCGACGATGGCGGCAATGTCCTTACCGGCCATAGGAATGGTACGTGTCATCTTCAGGATATCCCGCTCCATTTCCTTAAATTGCTGCGGCGTATCGAAATTAACCACCTTTTTGACATCAGCCATTGCCGATTCAAATTCAATCGAGACTTTGACAGGCAAAATTAATGTACCTGCTGCAGCAAGTGCGCCCTGCCACTGTCCTTTGATGTCCCCCCATTGGCTGTTGACAGCCTCTCTTTGTGCACGGACCGCATTGAGTTTTTTGTATTGCTGGGTCAGCTTGCTGACAGCAAGGCCGATTTTGTCGTATTCCTGCCATAATTGTTTGGCAGATGACACACCCAAGCGGTCTTTGTTGCGCTCCAATACTTTCCCCAACTCCTTCTGACGTTCGGATAAGGTTTTAGTCGTTGATTTCAGTGTGTCCATTGCTTTACCGATATTGGTTAAACCCGATAAAGCACCACCGATAACGGCAGAAACACTGATTGATATACCTAAATCGCTTTTCATCTGGTAATATCCTAGAAAGTCTGTGGGAAGGGAAAAGAAAGATGGGCGGAGCGGTTGTCATTGCCGCATTGGCATTTATGTTATTGATGGTGGGAGGCTTCCCTTTGCTTCTTCTGGCATTGGGTCTGTTTTTTGTATGGTTTGTTTGGTCGATATTCCGTAAAGAGCCTGATGAACCGTCAAACGGTTGGTGTCGCGAGTTGCAGCGCGAAATCGAAGCAGAACGCCGACACCAAATCTAAATTACATCCCCTTCTGATAACCCGCCTTCATTTGGCGGGTTGCTTCTTTCTGCCAGTCCTCAAACTCATCCAAGCTCAGTGCGTAAACCTCGGCCACGCTCCAACCGAACCACCAAGTCAAATCGGCAGCGGCAGACAGCAGTTGCCGTTGAATTTCCTCCCTTGAAAGAGGCGGTTTATTTGCCGTCCGGCTCGGTTTCTGTGAAGCGTCGAAACGTCTCCTGCATCTGTTTCCAGTCCGCCAAATCCAAGCAGTCCAAGTCTTCGGGAATCATGCCTGTCATGCGGGCAAACAGGGCCAGCTCCTGTTCCGCTTCGTTCGTCAGATGGGAAACGGCGCGCAAATCACCTACGCACAAGCGGCGAAGCGTTACCTGCTCCAACATCTGCCCCGTTGCTAGCCTCACCGGATATTTCAATTTCACAACGGCATTCACACCCAAATCATCTTGCAACTTCTTGGCTTCATTCATTTTTCCATCTCCAAAATATTGAACAAAAATAAAAAATCACCGTATCGGTAAAGATACGGTGATTGTGCCAAAGGCCGTCTGAAATGCCTTTTAATGCGGTTTAATGATTACGCCCCCATGTTTCTGCGCATTTGATTTAAGACATCCTGACCGTCTACGCGGTAGATGTTTTTGAACGCGTTGTAGTACAGCACTTCGCGCCCGCCGACGACTTGGCGGACTTCTGTTGCCTGGTAGGTTGAGCTAAATTCCGCCTTTTCCTTCGGCTTGTAACCGCCCAAAGCATTTTTGCTGAACATCGCCGTTACCGTGGTAACGATAGGGACTTCTTCCGCCAAACCTGCCGCATTGAAGGTTTGCAGGTTACCGCGCACCATCAACTGCACGGCCTTGAAAGGATGGGCGGCCTTTTTTGCCACTTCGGGATAAAAGCTGTTCCAAGTGACTTCACCTTCAAGGGCTTCCACACCGTTGGGCAGTTTGATGGTGCCGACCAATCCTAAGCCAGTGTATTCGTCCTGCCCGAACTCAAACTCAGGCAGTTTGAATTCCGAAGCATTACCCAACAGGCTGTTACCGTCGATATAGACGTTGGCATTGTAGATTGCATTGATTGCAGACATATTTTTTCCTTTTCAGACGGCCTTAGTTAGCCGATACCAGATTGGCCAGATACTTGCGGGTCATCACGCTGGTATTGGTCAGACGCTCGGCCGGCAGCTTAGGCGTGTAGTCGTAAACAATCGGCACTTGGCCTTTGCTGAACGCATCGGGCAGGTCGTAGTCATAGTCCAAACCGACCGAGAAACCTACGATGGAAGGCAGCGTACCCAGATAGGTGCGTACCGTCTCAATCAAACTGTCGATTAACGCATCATCAATCGGACGGTCGACATATTTCAGCTCTGCGCGGCGGATGGATTCGTCGATGATGTCGCCGGTGCGTTGCGCCACCTCGAAATTTTTAATATGCGATGTAGCCGGGAAGCAGGCAAGGCGGTTACCCCACATACGATAGCCCGTACCATAGCTGTTGAATACAGTCGTAATGCCTTTTTCATTCAGACGGTTGGTTTCGGACTGCGGGTCGTCCGCACGGGCAGTTAAACCGATTTCCACCCCCGTCACACCCAAGAGCTCGCGGTTGGAGATGCTGAACCAGTAGCCCTGTTCCACATCGGTTTTCATCCGCAATCCTGCCGCATGGGTGGCGAGGCTTTCCAAACCCAATAAACCGGACACATAAGGGAAGAAGAGCTGCACACGGTCGGACGAGGTTTGGAAATTGATGCTGCCCAACGGCCCGCGTCCTTCCAAAGCCTTGCTCAATGTCGTGCCTTTCGGCGCGGCTGCATAGGCAATGGCTTTGAGCTTTCCGGCAACGACTTCCATCGCCCCTCGGACGGTGGCGGTTTTGTCGTATTCCGGCACGACGATGATTTTCGCGTCTGCACCCTGACGGGTGAAGCCTTCGGTCAACAGTTCCAGCCCCGTGCGTTTGCCGGTCGCCGCCACATACGCGCCGATGATGTCGGCTTCGGTCACTTTCGTCGGGTCGGTATAGGTGTAGCTGATTTTCGGGGCGGTCGGCTTGGTTTTGTAGGTAATCTCACCGGTCAGCGTATTGATGGTGTAGTGCGTGTTTTCGGTCAGCGCATTACTGCCGTCCGTCAGCGTGTAGCCGCTTTGCAAAGCGGGCTTGGCGGTTTTGGCCGTCAAGGTGTCAGGATCAACCGTCAATACCTCATTGCTGACGGTTGTCTTATGTTTGGCGGGGTCGCAAACATTGACGACATAGGCAACACCGCTGCCGTAGCGCGTCCAAATGTGTGCGGCATCCGGCAGGGTAAAGCCTTGAGCGGTCAGCTCGCCGCCGAATTGGCCAAAGTCTTTTTTAGTTTGACATACCGTCAGCTCATTGACCGCGCCGACCGGCGCAGTGCCGACGATGGCGGTAATTGCGCCGTCAACGGTATAGACGGGGTTGGAACCGCCGTCGATGCGGATGGTCTCCGTGCCGTGATGGTAGGCTGCTGCCATGATGGATACTCCTATTTTTTAGGTTTTAAATCTGGATTGAGGTCTTGGCCGGGTCGGCGGTAGTGAGCAGCAGTGAAGAGCGGGCGTTTTTCTTCACGGCAGACTTCGACCTGCTGGGTTTCGGTCTGCAAGACCAGCTGATACTGCCATGCGCCCGCATCCTCGGCTAAAAACTCCTCGCTGATTAGGTGGCAGGGCTGGCAGTTCGGTGGCGCGAAACCAACCATAGCAAGGCGTACCTCATCTAAAATCGCCAGCGTGCCGTCATCCGCATTCAGGCTGCTGCCAAAAACGGTTAACATCAGCCTGAGATCGCGCTGCTGGGCAATGCGCCCGAGCTGCTCAATATCGCCAAATTTACTGCCGCCGTAACCGACCAAGATTGCCCCGACGGGATGGATAAATTGGTATTCAGACGGACGCTCAGGGAAAGCCTCAACGCTGACCCATGGGATAGCGGCCTGCAAATGCTCTACTACCGCATCAATAATCGGACGTGTCGCGCTCATCAGTAGCCGCCCAAATCCATTTTGTCGCGCACTCGGACGTGATATGCGCCCGGCTCGGGTTGCGGCGGCTTGTCCAATGTGGCGATGCCGATGTGGATTTTGCCGTCGCGGATGGCTTCCAGCGTCTTAATGGTCGCGTTGTAGGCGGTTTCCAGCGGTTTCGGAAAGTCGGCGCGGTTGATGCGGCGGCTGTGCAAAAAATGGCGCGCGATGTTGATGCATAAAGGCTGCAACACCGTCGGCGTGTCCGCCAAAGGCAGCACATATCTGCCCCGCAGGTATCCGTCCACCAAATCACAGGCATAACGCACTGCCGACTCAATGACCTGAGCGTCGGGTTCCGTCCCGCGCGCATTGTCGTTGGTCAGTTGCACCAACTCCGTTTTGCCCATCGCGGCCGTCAAATCATCCGCACCGATATACATGGATTACTCCCCTTTTTGGCCGCGTTTCGACTTATTGCCTTCCTCGCCGGCCGGCGGCGTTTCTTCGGACGGTGTTGCTGCAGGCGTCGGGGTCTTGACCTGTTGCGCATCCAGCTCTTCGCCGGTTGTCAGTGTCGGGGTAACGTGTGCCGCGACCGATTCGTACTGCTCCGCCGTTAATTCAACCGCTTCGCCGGCTTCGACGCGAAATTGGTTGCCTTGTTCGTTTTCCAAAATTAACGGGGTGTTTGCGATATAAACTTTAGCCATGATCAGCCTTTCAAAAATACTTGGATGACTTCGCCCGCCGCTGTCGCCGCAGAGCGCGCCGTACCGGCAATCTTGGCATTACCTGCCGCCTTGACTGCCGCGCCTTGTGCATCGGCTGCTACTTCATCGCCCACAGCGATCGTGCCGCCTGCCTCGACCAAGGCGATACCCAATACATCAACGGCCAACATTTCGCCCGCATCCGCATCCAAAGTAGCAGTGCCCAGCACTTTCACACCGGCGACGGCCTGTTTGCCTGCGAAATCCACAAAGCGGTTTTTGACCACCTTGCCTGATGTTTTGACCGTGGTTACCAAAACCACTTGCTTCGCTTGTGCCATTTAAGACTCCTTTTGCTGCGCGTCATGCGCATTTTCTTTGATACGGTAGGCTTCCAAGGCCAACAGATTTTGCAACGCGTCCTGATAGGCCAGCTCACGCCCCGTCTCCGCCACGAACGCCTCGGAATTGAGAGCGGCAGAATGGCCGACGACGACAAACCCGGAATGCAAGATCACCGTACATACGGTTGAAGTCGTTCCTTCGACGCGGTGGTACCGTACCTCGGTAATGCGGGCATTCAAATCTTCATACTTCACAGATAACGTCATTTTTCCCTCCGCAGGCCGCCTGAAGCCTTTCAGACGGCCTTTCAACATCTACGCAACCGCGTTTTCAAACAAGAAACCGCATGCACCGCCGACCACCGCCGCTTTGCGGATGTCGGTATAGCGCGCGTATTCCACCTTGCCGCCGACTTCTTCGTAGCGGTCGACTACCGGCATACCGCGACGGCGGAAGGTATAACCGAAGCTCGGCTCACCCTCGTCATTGCCACCGGAAGCCGTATGCGGACGCACAATCAGGCTGGCGAATTTGCCCCAAATATCTTGGGTAGCCTTATTTGCGGCAGGCGTAGATACCGCTTCGCCGACGATGATGTCGTCCAACTCCAGCAGGTTTTTCAGCTGCTCGACCGTGAGCAGGGACTTGCGTTCATTCGCACCCAGCGCACCGATAAGTTTCTCGTGGCGTTTCAGTGCCGACAGCACGCCCGCGCCTACCACCAGTACCGACGGGCGTACACCGCAGCCGGCGCGTACCGTTTCGCGGGCGGTTTCGATGTCTGCCAACGGATCAGAGTTTTTATCGCTCCATTTTTGTGTGGCGGACAAGTCTTTGCTGAAACCGGACTGATAAGCCGATTTGTTTTGCAGGAGGGCGGCAGTTTCGATTTCCTGACGCAGCTGCACGCCCTTGACCGCGCGGCGTGTTGCCTTGGCGCGCTCGTCGTACATGGATTCGGCTTGTTCGCGGTAATCCACACCGGCGGCCAAATCATGCTCTTCCAACACGACCGGCATAAAGCTTGGTGAGTCCAGCGTAATCACATTAGACGCCGCGCCGACCGCACGTTCGGTCTGATATTCGACAAACGAACCCTTGCCGAACACCGGCACACGCACGCCTTCTTTTTCAGTAAACACCACCGGGAAGATTTTCTCGGCAATAAAATCCGCCTGCTTGTAGCCCAGTGCGAGATTGGTCAAAACCGGATCAAGCTGGCCGCGCAGACCGCGCAAATGAGATGCACTCATGTTTTATCCTTTTTTAGGTCAAATGCAACGACGTCGTCGCATTTGATGGGTTGATGATTTAAGCAATAGTACGGCGGGCAGCCTCTTCGTAAGGGATACCTTCCTTCGCCGCCAATGCCAATGCACGTTGGTGATGGCTCAAGGCTTCTGGGTCCGACGCTTCGGCAAAGTCTGCCGCCAATCCCGACGGCGTTTCGCCTTTAGCCATCTCGCCTCCCTGAATCTGCTTAGGCAGGACAGCGGTAAAAAACGCACGCAGCGCATCAGACAAAGGCTGCTTCTTACTGCCTTCGCCGAAGTCGGCAGTTACGTCGTCAGGGTATTCGGCAAAATCCAAAACCTTGACGACCAAATCCTTGTCGGCAGGTTTCAGACGGCCTGTCTTGACCAAGCCTTCGGCATATTCGACATTCTGCTCATGCGCACCATCGCGCAGGGCGGTATGCTGCTCGTCTTGCAGCTTTTTCAATTCCGCCTGCGATTCGGCGGCCTCCTTCTCGGCAGCTTCGCGGGCGGCCTTTTCGGCTGCAAGCTCTTGTTCCAACGACATAGGGGTCTCCTTGTATTCATGGTTTTTTGGGGGTGATTCGGTAAATTCGGCAGGCACATGGGTTTGAGGCACGGCAGCCAATTCTTTAATTGCCTCAATTTGCCAATCAGGCAGCACTTTATCGGCTTCTTCCAGGCCGAAACGGCCGATAAACCAGTCTCTGAAACGGCTTAATAACGAGGCTGTCTGAAGATGTGCGTCTTCGGCAAACTCGACATAAACTTCGCCCTCGGCAAAACTGATAGCGGACAAACCCTTGACTGCGGGCGGTTGCGCGCCCAAAAAGCCGACATGGCGCAGCGTCCAAACACCCGGTTTAGGATTGTTCGGGCTGGTTGGCGGGTAAAAACTTGCCGACACTTTTTTATATCGTCCGGCTTTAACCAAATCCGCAAAGCCTTCATCGACTTGGGCAAAGTCCGCCGTCAGCACGCCGTTTTGCACACCAAGCGACTTGACCCAGCCGTAGGCGGGCGCATCTGCCTTGGGATGCCCGACCACAATAGGGGCCTCATGCACCTTCGGGTCATATGCTTGGGCAGCGGCAGCAAGGTCGGCCTCGGTAATCGTTACCGTATTGCCGTTTGCATCGGTGCGCGTGCCTGCGCGGAAAATTTCGTAAGACATAAAAAAGCCTCATCGGATGGATGAGGCTATTGTGGCAAAGGCCGTCTGAAACCGCTTTTAATGCGGCTTAAAGATTGGATTGCCAAAAGGCGTTAAAACCGCGTTTTTAGCGCGTTTTACCATTGAGATAGACAAACCCTTATCCAAGCCGATAAATGCGCTAAAAAAGCGGTCAGGACGAATCCTGACCGCTATCTTGAATAAATCGGGTAATCACACAAACAAATCTCCCTGATTTTTTGCCCGCTCCGCCATCCCGACCTCCTTGACGATGCGGTAGATGTGCTGAACAGTCAAATCATATCTGCGCGCAAGCTCCACATGATTCTTGCCGTTAAATTCCTTATAAATCTGCATATCGCGCTCCGATACCCTGCCCAAAAGGTTTTTGGGAAAATAAATCAACTGCCCGCCCCAGTTGCTGGTCAGATGATGAGACAGTTTTTTAGAT